ACTTATACTATTGCCGCCTCTCCAGATGTACCAAGAGTTATTACTATTACTCATGCAGCAGGAGATACTGTTGATACTTTAGGAACAATAACGATTGCAGGTACGGACTCTGCGGATGCAGTAATATCCGAAGTTCTTACACCTTCAAATGGAACAATCGTAACAGGATTAAAAGCATTTAAAACTGTTACCTCCGCTACAGGCGCAGGATGGGTCATTGATGGTTCAGAAGCCACAGCAGATACTATTACTATCGGTTGCGGTCCTGCTTTAGGACTACCCGAAGCAATAGTGGTTTCCGATACTAACTCTATTGGATATTTAGATGGAGTTGCCGACGCTATTTCCGCAGTTGGAAGTGGTGCAGACGTTGCTAATAGTACCGTTACGATAACGAGTGCTTTAGATGGAAGTGCGACAGTACAAATTTTAACAAACGCATCATAACTTAGTGGGGGCTTAACCGCCCCCTTATTCGGAGGTAAAAATGGAAAACAGAGCCGTCTATGATACAAAGACAGGCGAAGTTGTTTCGGAACTACGAGAAGGCGACCGAATATTAAGAAAAGAATCTATTGATGCTTTTAAGCAACATAACAAAGATGGCCGTTCGTTTATAAAAGGGAATACAGCCGAAATGCGAAAATTAACTCCCTTATTATCTATGAATGAACGTGCAATGATATTTTCGCTCATGCCTTATACTGCATACCAGACGTGTCTTATCCAATATCCAAACGGAAAAGACATTGGCTTGCAGGAAATTATTAAAATAAGCGGAATGTGTCGCAACACAGCATCCGAAACAGTTCGCAAACTATCGGCAAAAGATGTTCTCTATCGAGGACGGAATAGCCGAAATAACCAATATTTTATCAACCCTTGGATCGTTTACCGTGGTGCGGAATTTAACATCGTACTTTCGGAAATGTTCAAAAACTATCGCATCCTTTCACGCGGCGGCATCCAGTGGAAGGATTTGCTATAGTCCTCCTTTCTTTTTTGCGGTGAGGGCGATGTAATGTCGCCCTCTATCCATAAAGGAGGTACTTATGGAATTATCAAAGAAAGAAAAAAAACAAGCGGAAACTGCCGCCTTACAAGAAGAACGAAGATATATATTATCCGAGTGTTCATCGGAATATTTTATCGAAGAATACTGTTGGATAGAAAGCAAAGATGAATTAAACATATCGGCCGTACCTTTTAAACTATGGCCAAAACAAAAGATAGCACTAAAAGAAATCCAAGAGAACAAGTTAAATATCATACTAAAGGCCCGTCAACTTGGTCTTACATGGCTTGTTATCTGTCATATAGTAGGTTGTTGCCTACAATTTGGCGGGTTTACTGCCTTAATCCTGTCTGAAACGGAACCGAAGTCTAAAGAACTAATAAACAGAGCAGATTTTGTGTTAAGACATTTACCGACATGGCTAATAATTTCCGAGAAAAAATTTAAAGAAATAAAAAAAGCACAGGGCGAAGGTGCATATTCCGGTCTTTATTGGGTTAAAACAGCATTGTCTATAGAAGTTAGGTATGGGGATGAATCAAAAGAAGTTGCAACAATCAAAGCACAAGCATGTACAGAAGGTGCTGGACGTTCCTTAACCGGCGATATAGTATTTTTCGATGAATGGTCCATCCATAAATGGGCATCAGGAGTATGGGACGCTGCATATCCAACAATAAATAGACCTGGAAGCGGAAAGTTTATCGGGCTTTCAACAAATAAACGTGGTAGCTTCTTTGAATCTATATGGAAAGGTGCTACGAAAAAAGGTTTTCACAGTATATTTTTAGATTGTTTTGCGGATCCACGCAGAACCCAAGAATGGTACGACCAATCGTTTATGGCATTAGGTTCAAAGGTCCAACAGGAATACCCAAGAACTGTAGAGGAAGCTCTACTTGCCGGCGATAACATATCGTTTCCAGAGTTCTCTTACGATATACATGTATGCGAAGAATTTGCGGATGGAATACCTAAACATTGGAGAAGAATCGCATCTGTTGATAATGGATATAACGACCCGTATGCTTGGTACAAAGCGGCCATTTCAGATGATGGCATTGTTTATATCTATTATGAACAATCACGTTGGCGAGACGAACCGCAGTTGTTGTACGATGAACAAGCGAGAGAATTTAACAGCTCATTATTCTATTGGGATGATGAAGACAAAGTAACAAAACGAGAAAAACTCGACTATATTGTTGCTGGCCTTGACGCTTGGCATAAGAACCATCGAGACAAAACGAATAAGAACCTCATAGATTATTACATCGAAGGTGGACTTACCAAAGAGGGTTTTCTTCCGGCTGTTACCGATAGGATTTTACGAAAAGCAACATGGCACGAATACTTAAAACCAATTTATGACGAGAACTCAGAAACTTGGGGAGCCAAATTACAAATATGTTCAAACTGCACATATTTAATAGAGACTCTTCCGCAGTTGGTAAACGATGAAAGAAACCCTGAAAAAGTGGCGGATCTTTCAGATATAGATAACCCGTATGATGCTGCAGGATATTTACTCATTTCAAGACACGCCCAAAAGAGTGTGGATAAGACAAGGCCACAAACAACGCTTATGCAACGGCATAAGCAAGCAAAATTTAAGCAAATAAAAAGGAGAAGGTAATATGGTTAAAAAAGTTACACGCCGCATGAGATGCGAGGTTCAAGGATGTCGCGCTAGGGCATCTTATGGTTTTGGAAAAAAAGGAAACGATTATCCGATGTGCGAGGAACATTTTAAACAGCTCGTCGCAGAGGGAATGGAAATGCTCGGCTTACCCGATACACCAAAAGACGAAAAAGATGCGCCTACGGAGCCAAAACAGGGCGAAGAACCTATTGTAGATGTTATATATAGTGCAGAAGGCACGGGAGACACGGTAGAAACACCTAAGACAAGAACGGGAGCAGAGAAAAACCCAGAATATAACACTTGCCAGTATTGTGGCGAGAAATTCTTGAAAGGTGATTTTTCTCCATATATGCAACATGTTAAGAAATGCAAAAAAGAAGCAGAAGCCAAGGCGAAAGCAGAAGCAAAGGAGCAAGAGGAATGATTTATTTATTTGTAATTGTTCTTTTGTTAATAGCATATATAGTTTACTTACAGTATTCATTTGCGAAAGAACGCAAAAGGTATATAGAATTGATTGCTGCAAAAGACTTTCCGGAATTTAAGATGTTTGAAAAAGAAGAACAAAGAGAAAGAAAAAAGAAAAAGAATTTATTTACAGCACGTGATAATAGGGAAAACCCAAAAGTAGGTGATTAAATTGAAGTGGGGAATGGAAAAAGCGAGTTCTTTTACAAAATCTTTATTTAATACTGACAAAGACCCTGTTGATATTGTGCTGGAAGATGAAGAAGCCATGAAGGGTATAAGTGAAGAGTTTGCACAAGAAGTAATAGCCGATATGAAACAACGCTATGAAACGAGAAAATCAGAACGAATCAAGATGGACCTTCAAATAAGGTTGAATATTAACTTCTATAATTCAGAGCAATTCACAAAAATGGATGCTTTTATGAACGACATAGAAGAATCACTACCTTTAAGCGCATGGGAAGAGAGAAACGTTTTTAATGAAATTGCCCCAGCAGTAGAAACGAGATTTGCGATTCTATCGAAGAGAAAAAACAATCTTAAAAATCGACCGGCTTCTGCATCGAGCGAAGATCGAACTTCGGCAAAGATAGGGAACAAGGTGCTTGCTTCAACAAAACGTAGGCTTTCTATGGGTGAGTTGCAACAAGAAGCGAACCTTATTTCCGGAATTATGGCAACGGCAGTATGGAAAACAGTTTGGGATTCATCCCGTGGTCGAATTGTTGGTGAAATCGCAAGAGAAATAACCGACGAAGAAAACGAAAACTTAACGAAGTATGAATATGAAAATAAGCTACTTGGTTATAGCGAGAAAACCATAACAAGAAAAATACGTGAAGGTGATGTACTGACAACAATACATTCACCTCTTGAAATTTTTCCAGAGAATATTGCAGTACCAGATAGAAAACAACGGAGAACAATGCACGTTGCTTTAATACATCCAGATGAATTGTTTGAAAGATGGGGCATCGTAGAAGAGGGCGAAGATAACGATACTTATAAAATCACAGTTTCATCCGACAAAGCATACGGAAGCGGAGTTTCAGGGTTTAGCTCTGGAAGCATGTTTGCTTCTGTAACCGTACATAATACTGTAAAGGTATACGAAGAATGGGAACTCCCATCTGCTCGTTACCCAGATGGACGTTTAATTGTATGTACAGACAAAAACCTACTCCATTATGGTGTTATGCCCGACAAGATGGGTGAAGATGGTGCATATATCCTACCTTTCAAAGCACAACAATCGCTAAAGTCTGACGGTTATTTTGGTAAATCTGTTATCGAAAGAATGATACCGGTCCAAATTCAGTACAATGCTATAAAGAACCGTAGACAAGATTATATCAATCGAGTTGCTATTGGTGTTATATCTGCCGAAGAAAATTCTTTAGTTGATGAAGATTACTTCCTTGAAAATGGGATTGCCCCAGGTGATATGTTACTTCATAAGTTAGGGAGTAACCCTCCGAAGTTTTTAGATAATCACGACTTGCCAGTAGACCTTAGACAAGAAGAAGAGAGTTTACTATCTATGTTCGATAGATTATCAGGCGTTTCACAACTTGCAAAACAATCCGTACTGCCAAGTCAAGTAACATCTGGTGTTGCTATTGCGGGCCTTGCGGAGCAAGACGATACAAGAATCGGTTTAGAGGGTGAAAACATAAAGCACTCACTTATCGCCGTGGGGAAAATGCAGTTAATGTTGTATCACAACAATGTAGTTTATCCACGAATGGTTGAGGATATAGGCACGAATAACGAGTTTGAAATTAGCCAATTCAAAGGAAGCGACCTTACAAGTTTCGATATATTTGTTGAGTCCGAACCCGAAGCATCCGACACACTTTCGCAACGTAGGCAGAAAGTTGTTGAACTTCTTAACGGTGGATTGTTTAACGATCCAGAAACCGGCAACATTTCACCCGAAGGCAGAATCAAAGTATTTGAAATGCTTGAACTTGGCGATTGGGAGAATTTTGTTGAAGCAGATAATGACCAGAAGAAACGCGCAGAAAGAGAAAATAACGCGATGGTTACAGGCGAAGACGCAAGAATGTTGGAGTTTGACGACCACGTTATTCATATAAGTTCACATAATAACTTCCGCTTGAAAGCAGAGTATGATGAAGCATTAAGCGAAAACCCAGAGATAGACGAACGAATTACAGCACACGTAGATGAACATTTACGTGCGTTGCAAATGCTAACGTCTACAGAACAACAAATGGGAGGTTTACAACCAGAACAATTAACACCGTCAACTTTTGGCGGAGAAACAGGGGGACCAAATGGGCAAAGTCAATAGTGATGTAGAACAGAACACAGATATTGTACCGGAAGCACCGGTAGTCGAAGAATCAAAGTTATCTCTCCAAGACCTCCTTGAAAGAGATCTTATGCAAGGCGATGTAAGTAGCACGTTAGAAGAACAGCCGAGCGCGGAACCAGATATAGAAGTAGCACCAACACCAGAAGGAACCGAACCTCTAGGAGAAGTTAAGCCAGAAGATACGGCCATTCCGGAAGGGTTTGTTCCAGCAAAAGAGCAACCAGAACCAACAGCAAATGCGGCAACAATGGAAGATATAGAAACTGCCAAGAAAGATGTATTGGCACAAATTCTTGATCTTGCAAGGGCAGACGCGGAAACCAAAGAGGGTGAAGTTCCAAGTGGTGAACCATTACCAGAGGAATTTAACGAAGAAGAGTTTTTGGATAAGTTTTCCGATAATCCTGCAAAGGCCATTAAGGAAATGGCTACAAATATTGCTGACAAGCAATCCAAGACACAATTTGACGCATTGCTGGCGAAGTTACAACCGTTAATTCAGCA